GATAATTATAGGCAGGAAGTTAAAGATTTGAGCAAAGAGTTCCTTGATCTTAATATGAAAAGGTTTTTTGCAAAAAATAAACCATTGCATAATGTGTCAATGGATTTTGAAAGAATTCATAAAGCAGTAGTGTCTTATGAGCAAACATCGAGACAGGAACCGTGCTGTTTTGTGTTTCAGGGACCACCTGGTTGTAGGAAATCAGTAACAGTAAATAAAGTCATTAAGACTATAGGATTAACCCATTATTCGCATATTGTGAAGTGTTCGGAAGATTCTAAGGATTGGTACGATGCATATAATAATGAAGAAATATTTTATATGGATGATGTAGGGCAAATGGGTAAATCCCAATGGAGAAATTTGATTAATTGGGTATCTGCAGTGAAATTACCTTTAGATTGTGCTGAAGCTAGTTTAAAGGATACCAAATATTTTAATAGTGAAATCATATTGTTAACAACAAACAACTTTACCAATTTACAAGGGTTTACCACTAAAGATTGTATAGAACACCCAGAGGCGTTGTGGAGAAGAGGTTACGTTTTCGATTTTCAACACGTAAAAGGAGAAGGAAACCTAATGAAAGGAGTGGCTAATTTTAAGTATTATGATATTCTAACAAAGCAATTTGTACAAGATTTTCCTCAAGATTTTAGAGAGTTTTTGCAAAATAGAAATGTAACAATTGATACTTACTGTGACACTGAGGATCAAAATGCTTTTTTATTGTGGTTAACTACCATTATAATGGGCATAAGAAGTATGAAAAAATTACAATTAGATAATAACACATTAGTAGATAATGATATTAAATTTGTTAGAGATAATAATCCGTTTATTGCGGAAAGTAAATGCGATTACTTTAAGAATTTGGTTTTTTCTTATTTTGAACACGCTTTAGAAGTTTGCAAACAATTACTTAGCGATTTTTTGTGTTTAGTCATGACGAATCCTGTTGTGGCTTGTAGTTCTTTAGTTTTAGGATTAGTATTGACTACTCTAATTTATAAAAGTAAATCTAATTTCCAACATGAAGGGGCTTTTGTTACAAAGTTGGATAACGGTAGTAGTGTTGAACACGACTCATTTGAAGAATTGAATTTAGTAGGGTTACATAGTATGTTACCCAAAATTACAACGCAAATGTTTGAAATAGATATGGTTTTTACAGAATATGGTTTAGATAAGAGAGTATCTTGTCATGGATTAATATCAGGTAGGAGAATAGTAGTACCATATCATTTAGTTTTAGACAGGCGTTTGCAAGTAACTGTATATAAAGATAGGAAAGATAATCATAGAATAATTGATCATTCACCCGTAGAGTTAATATATAAAAATGTTGAGAATGATGTGGCTATTGTTTCTTTAAGCGATGGTTACCCGTCTCCTTTCCCTAAATTGGCGAGTTGTTTTCAACCTTTTAATCGAGATCCGGCAATTGGTTTAGTATTCCCTAATAAAATTATTAAATTAGAAGGTATAATAACAAATCCC